NTCAGCACCGCGAAGATATTTGTTTACCGTCTGTCGTGCTTCCTCTTGGTATGCTCGGAAAAGATTTATAGCCTTGCGTTCATTGGCAGTTAGTCCTTCTTTGAGTATCTCTTGAAGGGTTTTGCCAGTGAAGGGATTTTTACTGCCGTTCTCGGCGACAACAACAAGGTCGGTTTGCCTGTCTTTGTTCGGGACGAGCTTATCTATCCTGCGAGCTTCCATCTGTGCGCGGGCAATGAGCAACTTGTAATGACGCGCAGCCGTTATGCCCAGTTCTTCCGCAGCTTTGACGTAATCTTCATTCATCATATCGAGAGCCAGTTTCAGTGGTGTAAACTCTTTCGGCAATGGAAACTTCTCTCTGATATGCTTGGCAACCGCAGGTTCTTCCGGCCCCGTGTATCGGCTCTCCTGTAATCTCGAAATTATATCGAACAGGTCGGGCTTTGTAGTCAGCTTTGCCTCGAAAGCCCTGGTAAGGTTAGGGGCAAGCTCTCTTGTTTTTTCTGGGTCGAGGATATAGTGCGAAATGTAATCGGCCATCAGTTCGGTGTGGCTTTTGATATATGGCTTGGGTTTTTCCCACCTATCTGGACGAAGGACTTGCGAGACTTTCTTTAGCTCGTTTCTTAACGATATCTCTCCGACAGTGGTATCTGGGAATCGCGCTTTTATGGAGCTTGGATAAATCTTGTTGTTCATCAGCCAGTCGATGTTATGACCGAGTTCGTGCGTGGCAGTAAGGGCATCGGTTATATCCTGAAGCTCTATGCCTACGACTTGCGGTGGTACAGTCCCTTTCTTGTGCCTGAATACTCCGAGCATCGTTTGTCGTAAGGCTTTGTATCGGTATGGCGTACTCAACTGTTTTGCTACTGCCATTACTTCAGTCCAGTAGTCTTTGCCGACTTTCTTTATGCTCTGCGGCCATTCCCGAAACGTATCGACAACTACGTTCTTGATATGTTTTACGTCTGCGGGACGTGGTATCAAATCTTCAAACGACATTTTCCGTTTTGTTGGCGGGACAAACTCTGATGGTTCCTCGGTAGTCTCTTTGGACCTTGCCGACAGGTACTCATCGACCATTCTAAGCAGTTGTCGCTCTAATACTTTGGCTTGTTCTGTCCCGCCTTTACCTTCCGAGTCCAGGTCAAAGAATTTGGCATCTATGTCCTGATAGGTATCGCTTTCATCGGACAAGAACTCTTGGGCCTCAGTAACAGCATCGTCTCCCCACTTGGCAACAAGCTCATCGTACAACTGCTGCGGTTCGGCAGGGGGCTTAGCTTCTGGACGAACACCGCGTACTTGTGCATATCGCTTTGCCGCCCATTGCCTCGCATACTCTATCGGCCCACCAACAGCGTCAACCTCTGTGGCCTTTGCGCTGTGATGTATTATCCCTGTGTCTGGATGTCCTATTGTTTTACTGTGAAAATTGAATCCGTATTCGTGTTGGCCGGTCTTGGGATATTCTATGTATTGATAAGTAAAAGCGGCCTTTTCTTTGTTCGGCAGTTCAACTTCGGCGTGATAGCTTTTCAACGGTTCAATCTTCTCTGGTGCTTTCGGTTCTATTTCTTTCGGCAAAAGTTTTGCAGCAAACACATTGCGTATTATTTTAATCGCTTCACCAATATCTACTTTGGTTTCAGCTATACCATATTCTTGTCTGCCGAGAATATCACGCTCGACCGTCCAGGCTTGGCGTCCGGCTTTCCTGCCAAGTTCGGCCACCTTGCGTATGTCATCTTCCCTAACAGCTTTGTATGTTACGCCCCCTTCAACCTCTACTTCTACGCCTCTTTCAATATCCCTCAAGGCTTGCTCGTAAGTTTTTTCTTCGGCGGTTAGTTCGCGTGGCTTTTTTGGTTTACCCATTCTTTCTATCGGGATAGGTTTTTCGGCTACCCTGCCCATTATCTTCGGTTCGCCTGTCCATATTTCCGCTGCTTTGAGTTTTTTGGCCGATGGTCTCTTTATGCCAAGACTCTCAAGGTCGAAACGGATTTTATCACCTTCCGCTAAAGACTCTTTGTTAATGCCAAAGTAGTCGGGGACAAACTTAAAGCGATAACCGTCTGAGAAAACCAAATAACCTTCCTTGTAGGTAAGGACGGGATTCAATGTAAATTCAGGCACTTCGCTAACGAAATTCTTTAGCTTTTTTATGATAGTATCTTTTTCTCTCACCCAGGCCATAGTCCGTATAATTTCAGGATAATCTTCACCCTCTAATTCTTTGCCTTTACCAGTTAGATACGCTTCAATGTCCCCGATGCCCTTTTGCCATTGCTGAAATTGTGCCTTTATCTTATCAACATCCTCTAATTCAAAATCAATATCCTCTTGAGCAAGTGTCTGGGCTGCCTTACGTGCGTTCTTTACGGTGCTAAATTTTTCTATTTGCAGCAAAGACGCCTTGTGATACAACTTGTTACCTCTACGGAGTATGCCTGTGCCGAAGTCCTCGTACTTTTGATAGTCGCCTTTTTCCTCTGGATTCTCGATGAGTATAGTGGGGCTACTTCTACCGCCTCTGGCTGGGCTCGCGGCTCTGTGGGCATTACAGGCGGCGCTGCAGGTACTCCTGCGGGTGCTTCTGTTGGGGGCTGCATAGTTCTACCAAGAGCGAATCTGGTTGCACCAGGAATACTCAACACGGTAGCCTCGACAGGAAAGTTCTTTATGTCCTGCTCGAAACCAGCCACAAGTCTATTGGGAATATCAACTAAAGGATTACCCGTTGCTTTAACTCCGAAACTTTCAGTTCCGGCAATACTGTGCATAATAGTTGCAAGTCTTTCCTCTCCTATTTCACCGATGAGATTGCTGTATCCACCTTTCCTAAATAGCTGCTGCCAGAACTTCATCATAGAATTGTCTGGACTCAATTTAGTCCAGGCTTTGCGAAGGGCGATAAGAAATTTGCTACCGAAGGGCATTTTGCCTATGCCCTTGACTAAACCTTTAGTGATAGTCTGTCCCGCTTCCTCTGACGCAGCCTCGACAAACACATTGCCCCACGCCTTAGCAAAAGAAGTAAACGGCTTTTCTTGAGGCCAACGGAAACCGACCTGCCCTTGCTCATCAACGGTAAGACCTTCGGGTAATCTGCGCCTCGCATATTGCTCTGCAACTCGATGTGGTAAGCCTGCTGTAGTCCTGGCGGCCGCGCCACCGAGCCAGCCTGCACTTCTCAAAGCTAATTGACCTGTTTTGGTCTTGGCATATTGACCAATGAGTTTTTCGCCGAATTTTCTCGTTGCACCTGAACCGAGATTCGCCAGACCGCCAGTTGCGGCAAATTCTACCATCCAGGGCGCCAAATCTAAAGCACCTGAACCTACTTTAGCCCAAAAAGTCCTGTCCCGCTTCGATTCTTCATCCAGCTTATTGAAGTAGTCCATAATGAGCTTTTTATCTTCTCGTTGCAAGTGTGATGGGTGTGGATTTACTATCATCTGCATAGTCCACTTTTCTCTCGGCTGCGCGTACATTTGCTCGTAGGTGTTAGCCTGCAACCTCTTTGCTGCCCTGCCAATTTCAACATCTTTCATTGCCCCAAAAGAAGGCCCAATAAAAGGTAATCGTTTTGTAACGCCCCAGGCACCCTCTCGTCTTATGCTCTCTCGAAGCCCAATAGGTTTTTCCTTTCCTATCGTTCTTGGTAATGATATATCCTGCGGGTCTGCAATTTCAGGTATGCCGGTCGGTGGGATAATATCATCTACAAAGCCAAGAGGTTTATTCGGGTCAAACGCAATCGCTTCCCCTGTCGTCTCTGGCACAAAGGGTAAACGCCCTTCGGCCTCGGCCATAACTTGTATAGCAGATTTTAACGACTCAGGGTCAACCTTCGGGAAGGCAACTCTCATTTCTTTTGGAACCAGGTCTTGAAAATCCATAGCCTTTGCGCTGGGAACCAATTTCCTCTCGATTAAGTCGCCGTAGGACAAAGAGCTCTTTTTTGGCTTGGGCTTCTTTTCCTTCAGCGCCGTTGGTGTAGGTATAAGGTCTGAATAATCAATAGCCATTCTTACTCGCCCCCGAACAATGCTTCCCGCAAAGCCTCAAGTCGGCTGCTCGCCGGTGTGTATAACAAAATCCTCTTAAGGTCGGTACTCTGGTCAGGATATTGCGACGCTATTCTTTGATAAACCTTGTAGGCATCAGCCCCCTGACCTATCGCCACTACTGCATTTGTTATGTCAGCTTGGTATCCTTCTGGGTATTGGGTTCTTGGGCGATAAGTCATCCCCCGTACCCTGCCTCTCGCCCCGACACTTATAGTCGGTTTGCCATAACCAGCTAACGGGTCTCTTTTCGGCTTCGCAACTGCACTTGGGAACTTTTGTGCTGGCTCGCCATATACAGCTTGTATGTTCTCGAATCCGGTCGGGACTCCATCGCCACTGCTAACGTCTTGCGATAGAGCACTTCCTATCGTTAGCGGTTCCGGCATAGTTGGTATAGGATAACCCATCTTCCCAAACACTGTTTTTGCCTGTGGGGTCTGAAGAATAGACGGGTCGGTTTGTGCTTGCTGAATATAGTAGCTGATGTCTTGCCTGGTGTCTTGTTTTCTCTGGCGGTCTAATTGTCGTTTAAGCAGCTTGCTTCTCAAATAAGCCTGTGCCAGTTTGCTTAACCCACCGCCGATACTTTCCGCTGGCGATGGGCCTCCTCTTGGCATTGTGTATAAAGCCATAATCTTAACTCCTTTTTAATTGAGAACAGGAACAATCTCTTTAACTTTGGCGTTTAATTCTTTGACGGCATTTACGAGCAATGCAACAACAGCATCCAGCTTGACATATTTCACTTCGTCTTTTTCAATTACGCCCTCTGGCAGTACAGATTCCAAATCTTGAGCTATCACGCCAGCATTTCGATTGTCAGGCTTGTTGAAAGAATAGTTAAACGTCTTGCCATCCAACTTATTGACTTTATCAAGCGCATTGTCTATCGGCGTGATATTTTCCTTCATTCTCTCATCCGACATTACAGCAGCCATCATAAGGGCAGCACCGATATCGCCTGCTGGTTCCATAACTTGACTAAACGGCGAAGCTCCTGGCTGCTGCGTGAAATAGTCCGGCTTGTAAGTTACCAACTGTATCGCCGTCTCTAAGGGAATACCCAAATTGGTTAGTTCTTGCAGATACGCTTGATGTTCTCGGCTAAAACCTAATTCCTCAAGTTGTCTCGGCAGACCGCCAAGCTCCATTCCCGTCCTTGCTCTCTCGGCTGGTAATTCCGCTTCCTGTATCGCCGCCTCTATCGACATAGGTGCAACACCAAGTTTCCGCTCACGCTCTCTTTCAGTAAGTTGACCTAAAACCATAGCCAAATCACCAACAGCAGATTCCTCAAGCTCGCCCTCTGCTGATATGCGTCCACCGCCGAAGAATTTATCCCTCGACGAAGTTCTCGCAGCTATTCTGTCTTTGGCCTCCTGAAGTTCTCGCATAACGGCACTCTTAAATGCCTTGTAGTATGTACTGCCAACGGGGTCGTAATCACCGGCAAGAGTCTTTTCTATCTCGCCCGCACCAGCCTGATATAGACTACTCTCGGACGCCAGAGGGCTTGTCATATAATCCTGTAAGCCGCCATAAGCTGTTTCTTCCACGCCAGTCATCGGGGCGGTCTTTTGGATGGGTGGCGGCTCACCAGCTAAACGTATTGCTTCGGCAGCCCCAGGCATAGCCAATTCCGTTAAATCCTTTCGAGTCGTCCCTTGCCACGCCGGTTCAAGTAATTTCGGTTTCTTTTGTCCAGATGGTTCAAATAAACTATCCAACAAACCCATTTTTAAATCTCCTAACTAATTGATTCCAACGGTCGTTTCCGGCGAAAAGACGGCCAGTACAAAGCCATAGCTATCAAACTTTCCAGAGGAAAATCCGCTTTCGTAAATTTTCGGAAAAACTCGGTACGTGCAGCAACTTCGTCTAATGCTTCTTTGATAGTTCCAGGCAATGGCCGATTAGCAATAATCTGATGCCTCTCAATCAAAAGGTTGACTGTTTCTAAGTCGTAGTTCTGGCTGTTATTTGCGACTACCAATTTCTCGAAGTATCCAGCAATGACTGTGGTAATATTTTCCTGGCTGGCAAGAGTCGAGAGGTAACCAGCAACTCGGCCAATCGCACATCCCTCTTTTTCAAAGTCAAAGCTAATGCCAAAATAACCAGCAAGCGCTCTGAAGAACCCAGCGACGGCTTCTATATCCCGCGTTGCTTTCTTAATATCTTCAGGCCAATCTGGTTTTTCAAAATCTGCCATATTCGTTCACCTTACAAAAAAAAGCTCTGGCAATAGAAAAGACGAACCCGATACACTGAACAACCCAATATATCGTTTTCACCTTGCCTACCACCAGAGCTTCGCAAACTGTTCCATTAAGTACCCCTCTACAGCGCAAAGGCGAAAGGGATTACTCTTTGAGAACATCATTCGGCCACTCTGATTATTCTATGTGTCTTGATTAGGTCTTACCCAATAATCAGTCCAGCTTGCGGAACAATAGACCATAGAACATAGACTGCCAATATCCACTTTTTATAGAACTGCTAATATTATATGCTGCGTGTAAAGCGTGTCAACACTTTTTGTCCTCGTTCTGCCTGAATGTACGATTATGTCGATTTATGCACAAGATTGTATCATATTGCTTCTTTTTTTCTTTCGTCAAGCCGATGCCTAAGCCCTTTAATCTCTTGATTCAGACGTTCTATGGTAGCAGCGTAGCTTTCTAATACAGCATCCTTGCGTAAGGCTTCGGCTTCATTTTCACACATCGCTTTGCAATAAATATCAAAAATCCTCTCAAAAGGTATCTCAAAAAGAGGTACTCGCCACAAGCGGGGGGACATCTGTTGATTTGTTATGCCGCCATTCTCTCCGCCTTTCTCAAATAAACTGCGCATCATTCTCGTATCTATATCACCAAACACTAAAGCCCAATTTTTTAACCCCATTAGCTCCGACCATCTTAAATCGTCAAGGATAGCAACCTTCTCAAGCTCTGTTAAGTTTCGTCCTTTTTGTTTTTTCTTAGCTTCCATACTTCTTTTTCAATCCGTTCTGTTTTTAGCCTTTTTTCGACAATTTACGCCAAGTATCCTGCCAAGTCGCCCTGTTGACAATTTATTAACTCTTTACTATTATGGAGTTATGAGTTTTATCTATCCGACTCTGCAAATGATACATACCTTTGATAGATAGACAAAAACGGCCTTTTTAACTCGTTAATCAGCTTCACTTTTGCCTCATTGTGCCTCATTGTGCCACATTCCGACAGGTATTCCGCTTAGTTTTCCGTCAAGTCAATCACTTCGTCCCTGTCGCTCTGCGCTTAGTGAAGTCCGGCAAGCTTTCGATAGCCGACCTTCTCTGGCCTTTAAGAATGTGACAGTATCGAATCATTGAAATTTCTATCGACTTATGACGCATCACGTCTTGTATTATCTTAGGATGGGTGCCTTTGGCAGCCAAAAATGTGCCGCACGAGTGCCGTAAACTATGAAAGCATTTTTTACCATTGTTGTTGTCTGTTTCGATACCAGCAGCCTTGCAGTCTGCTTTTATCATCCTCGATGTATAGTTTGGTAAAGGAAACAACTGAACATTCGGCATTTTGTTAGCAATAAATTCTTTTAGTAATCCCGCCGTCTTTATTGAAAACTCCTGTATGGCATCCTCGCCATTCTTTGTATGCTCGCCACTGACGAATACCGTATTGCTTTTGAAATCGAATGATGCTGGTGTCAAGCTCCGCAATTCCCCACGCCGCAATCCTGTTTCGGTCGCAAGAATATAACAAATACCTCTGACACGGCCAGTCAAACCTTCACGCACCGGCCCCGAAAACGTAGCGTCGAGCAACCTTTGAAATTCGTCAAGCTCAAAGGCACGTCCGTAGTTTTTCGGTGGTTTATCATAATGTATCATAGGTGCTTCGCTTGCCCTTTTCTCTTTTACCATCCAAAGACCGAACCGCCGAAAAGCCTTAGCATAGTAAGACGCTGTCATCTTGGACAATCCGTTCCTGCGGCGGTCTGCGATATATACCTCGATGTCATTAGCCTTAACGTCAGTCCAGTGTTTGAATCCGCAGCCATCTATTATTTTCCTTAACATCGAAGCGGTCTGTCGGGCGTGCTTCTCTTTGCCCCGCAGGGCAAGTGATTTCTCAAAATCTTTAAGGTGTTCTAATATCGGCTTGCTGGCCGTCACCCAGCCGGAGTCCAGTAATCCTATTCTTACTAACTGCTCTCGGAGTTTCACCGGAGCCTGATTGAGCCAGAGTACCAACTGCGTACTCGGTGGTTCGCCTGCGTGATAAAGACCTATCAGTTTCTCGATGTTACGACCGATAGCCTCGGTCGCGGCCTTGTCGCGTTCTCCTGCGAAACGCCGGACAGTTTCGTTGTGGCGGAGTTCTACCCACCATTTACTAACTTGTTTTGTCTTGCCGTTCTTCTTATTTTTGTATGTTGGTTTGAACAGTCTCATTGTTCACCTCACTTTCTATAAAAAAGCCCATCAAAGTTGAGACCCAGGACTGACCGAAAACGGCCAAAAGTGGACTTCGATGGGCTTAATATTTTCTGACTTATCCTGAGTCTCATAGTATCTACAATTATATCATCGGCTCAAGCTACGTCAAGAGAAAAGTAAAAAATATCAGTTTTTTCTGAATCGGCCATTTTTAGCCCTTTTTGTCATTTTCCGAGGTCGCCACGTTAGCTGTGCTGGACGAACTCAGTCGCTTCGATATTTATGTTCCCTGTTTTTCAAAAGGTTTTTTTCTCCAACGATATATGCCTTCGATAGCCAGCCCGAAGAATATCAAATCTCTTATGAGCAAGCTGTATATCCCTGCGTCCAGATGAATCCCTGCCGTAATCGCATTACTCAAAAGCCAGAGATAAAAACAAGCAATTAGTTTGTGGTTGTTAAAGACAACACCAAGTACAGCTAACATCGTTGCGATTGTGCCGAGTATTTCTACCATTTTAAGATTTGCTTACTCCTACTGTTTTCATATTTTGCCACATTTCTCGATTTACGCAACCAGCGTCAATCCAAGATTCCAGTTCCTTCCGGTTCCATAATGGCCGCCCCAAAGTTCTAATCGGGAGCGGGATTTTTCCTGCCGAATGTAGGCGATAAAGCTGACGGGGACTAATTCCCAATAGTTTTGCCACATCTTTAACTGACAAAAGTAAAGAGTTCACATTATTTTTGTTGACTTCCATCTTTAGCACATTTATCAAATATTAAAAAGCGACGGCGGGCGGAGTAGCACTCGCCTTCGGTCTATCTGGCTTGATTCCCGTTTTGCTCTCTATTTTTTTACACCGCCGCTCGTTTTTATCATAAACCATCCCTACAAACTCGTACGTTTGACGGCACTTTGAAATTTATAGCCAAACCGCCAGACCGGTAGTAAACTTTTAGCGTTGTTGTATTTCGGCTCTGCATATCGAACAGCACAATTCTTTCATCTGGTACAACATCGAAAGTTATTTTTGCTATTTTTTGACGATTTCTCTTACTCTGTTTCAATGTTCCAGTCTCCTTGCCGCTTTTGCTATTGCGTCATTTTTTCGCCACCACTTTCAAAACTCACTAATCATTCAACCAAGAATTTTTGAATCGAATCCAGTCCAGCCAATTTGGTTTGGTTTCCGGTGTTATCTCCACCATCGCCGGTTTTGATTGCCACTTGAAGCCACGACCTAAATAATTATTTTTTTCACTTGGCTGTTTTCTCTTTTTTATTGTTCTTTCACCTTGAGTCTCTCTTGATTTTTTTGCACTCTTGGACGTCCCTAATGTATTCGGCCTTTTCCTCATCAGTTAGAGCTTTCCACCACTTGCGTCTTTGTTTCTTAGTTCTTGCTTTTTTCTTTTTCACCATAATCGCTTCTGCTCTTTTTTATTGTTTCGTTCGCCGCTCAATCTTTTCGGTCGGCTTGACCTGCGAAACATAAAATCACTAACGGCGGATACTACCCTATGCCTGTGTTTACTCGCTGTTGGCTTAAACACTTTGTTGTCTGGATTCTGCTCACATCGCCTTCGGATGTTCTGCATAACCTCTGGTAAAATCTCGTCTAATCTTTGTGATTCAGACATTATTCTTCCCCCATTGATATATTTCCAAACGAAACGAATTTTTCACTAAACTGTAATTCCAACTCACCCGTTGGGCCGTTGCGACTTTTAGCAATTTGAAAAACTCCATTGTTGGTTTTCACATACCCTTCCTCGCCCTTGTGATACCAGTCTGGCCGGTGTAGCAAAATCACAACATCGGCATCCTGCTCGATACTACCGCTTTCACGCAAATCGCTAAGTTGTGGCTTATGACTCAATCTATGTTCGACTTCCCGATTCAGTTGCGATAAGACAATTACCGGCAATTCCTCTCCCTTTGCAGCCGCTTTCAGGTTTCGACTTATCGTAGTAATTTCCTGCTGCCGGTTTTCATTCCTACCCTTTGTCTGCATAAGTTGAAGATAATCGACTATCACACAGTCCACTCTAAATCTATGCTTTACGGTCTTGAGACTTGCCCTGAAAGTTTCAGGTGTTAATTGTGAGAAGTCCATTATCAGGATTTTGTAATTGCTCAGTGTTGTAGCGGCCAGTCCAAGCTCGTTTACATCTTCGGGGGTATATCGTTGTTGCCTCACTTTATGCGAATCAACCCTTGCTATATTGCAAATCATTCGCTGAGTTAATTGCGTTCGGGTCATCTCAAGGCTGTAAATAACCACAGCTTTGCCAGACCTGGCAACATTCAAGGCTACATCGAGTGCCCAGGCCGTTTTACCCATAGACGGACGCGCCGCAACTACAACAAAATCCCCACCCCGTAAGCCCCCCAAGTGCCAATCCATTTTCTCAAAGCCCGTACTAATGCCGGATTTCTTTTCCAATAAATCTTCTAAGGCTTCCTGCGTAACATTCTCTGTTTTGTAAACGTCCGGCTTGTTCTCAATCGGCGTTAAGCTCAATGAAAGCTCTTGGATTTTCTCTATCTTTTGGTCCGGCTGGTCGGAGTTGAGCGTCAAATCGTAAATTGTTTGACCGACTTCAACCACCTGCCGGTTCTTTGCTTTACGCCTTACAATATCAACGAAATAGTCAAGATTCGCTGCGGAAGTAACACTTTGCACGACTTTGATTATGTAAGCATCAACGCCGCCAACGCTTTCTAACTCCTTTCCCTGCTTCAATTTTTCCCGCAAGACTACTGGGTCAAGCGTAGAGGTTTTTATGTAAATATCACAAATAGCACCGTACATCGCCTTGTGTTCGGGCAAGTGAAAGTCGTCAACGTCAAGTATGCCCATTATCTCTCCGATTCGGCCTGGCTCGGTTTTGCCGACCATAATCAGACTACCGATACAACCAGCCTCGGCTTCACGCGAAAAAATATCATCCGGCCTTATCTGCATTTGCTCTATCATTTTTCGCTCTTTCACAACGCGCCTGTAATCGCTTTATTTCAGCCCTGTCCTTCGGCGTTCTCTTTTGCTCAGGAACCAGCAGCAAACCATCAAGCTGGTTCTTTAGAAACTCCACACTTGGCCCAACGTCCTCGAATTTCACCACACGGGGCTGCCTTTGTTTTTGAGAAGCCTGCATCGCAAGCTCTAACTTATCGAATTTCTCGCGGAGCTTGGCGGTCGAGAGGATATTGTCCTGCCATCCGAAACCCCGCTCACCCCTCGGCGCATCCTGCTGGCACCATCGGATAACAGCTTCAATCCGGTCGGGCTTACGACTATCAATGCGAATCGCTCTGTCAATATGAACACTCCATTGTTGTAGGTTTGGCTCTTTGAAGTCTGATTTACGCTTCCTGATTTCGTCAAATAAAAGAGAGGCAAGTCGGAACTCGTTAGAGTTTTGACTATACTTATTTATCTTCTTATCATTCTTATCATTCTTGTCTGTGTTACTTGGGTGGTACTTGGGTGGTACTTGGGTGGTAATATCAGCCTGAGCGTTTTGGTATAAATCCCAATTACAGAGCGTTACGACCGTAAAATGCGTCCTGTTTTGGGTGGTAATATTTCCGAGTGTTTTTAATTTCAACAATCGTTTATACGTTGCATCGGGCTTCGCCTTTAGGTCTTTGGCTGTTGAGAACCTTCCGAAAATAAACTGGCCTGGCTCTAAATAGACTTCTGTTTGCCCTCGTCCTGTTTTGACGGAAGCCCAGCAGGGCTTATGATTCGCTCTGAGCAGACAGTAGCACCACAACTGCCATAAATGGGGATTATGCCAAACCCTACTGTCCAGTGATTTTCTGTAAAGTCTGACCCATCCCTGATTATCTGTATTATTCGTTGTCATTTTCCTTTGAACTCTTGCAGCCAAACCTTATGTTCTGCCTTTTTTCCCACATAGTAATTCTTCATATCTTGCCTGTGGCACTCAGCACAAACTGGTCGGGACTTTATTGCTGGACGCTCACAACCATTGCGGCACATTTTCATCTCTTGCCTACAGCCACTTCCAGACCTCATTTTTTTGTTTAACTTTCTTCCAGAACGAGCTTCGGCCAAGCTCCACTATGCGATATTCATTCTGACCACCAGAACCCTCTATCTCATCAACCATCAGACCTATTTTTACAATAGAGTGGCGGATTTCGGATATGCGAGCATTGTATTGACAGGCTATGGCTGCCAGTTGGCTCGTCTTGACGGGGCCACGCCGGAACAAGGCGTAAATCTTCTCTGCCTGCCGCGAAAGCCTTAGCGTATCCTTGTTTTTCACAGAAGGATTCAGCAATAACTCACCTATTGTCATCTGACGGTGTGTCATTATCAAACAGCCTTCCTCAAATTAACCTTGGAGAGTTCAATCCGGTTTGCAGGTCGCCGGGGAATTTTTTGCAGTCGCGGGAAAAATTTATTTGACAAACAGAGGAAATTCTGGTATTTTCGATTTCGTCGTTTAGTTTTAAGGGTCGCCCAGCAAGCGGCCTTTTTTACTTTTAACATTTGACAGTATCCCTTCCACTGTGCTTAGATTTTAGTATCTGTTGAATTTCGGCTTCGTTAAAACGGATTTCCCCATCAGGCAAAATGATATACGGAATGTGTCCAGCCTTCGCTAAGCGGGATGAGCGACCAGCCGGATAACGGAAAAGCAAATCAACTTCCTGTGGTTTCAATAATGCAATATCCATATATCACAAAAAAGCATATTTTGAGATTATTAAAAGTAAGGAATTGGTGGTTTTTTGGGTTTTGACCTGTTTAGACGTGTTTCGACCAGTTTGGCTTTATGAAGCCAAATCACTTATGCTTATCTGAGCTTTTTTTGGAGATTATCTTCAAGTTTGTCTATGCGAATTTTCCAAGATTGAGGATTATTGCCGACCTGTTTGATTTCATATTCACCCTGCTTCGCGAGTTTATTAAGTTTGTAAACACTCTCTAAACGCAAGATAGTTATTATTGTGCTTTTAGTCATTGGCCTTGACCATTTCTTTCGTTTCGATTTGCGCGGCTTTCTTGTCGCCTGTTTGCTTTTAGCTGTGCCAACCTCTACCTTATTTGTTAATAAGGGAAGATGTTTACCCAGGTTATTTGCCCACTTTGTAATCCAAGTTGCAATTCTATCTATTTCAACCACAACTTCTGATTTTGTCTTTTCGTTTGTAGTTATGCCATCAGCTAAATCCTCTGTCGATTCTTTCTGAATTTCCTTCTTCGTGTAGTAGAGAGTCTTGTTTAGGTTAGCAAAACCACTAATTAAATCTTCAAGACACTGATTTGCTATATCATATTTGGTTGAGTCATTTCGTGCATAAATACAATTATATTTGGCTTCTTTTAGCAGGTTTTCGAGCTTGTCCAAATGTCTCTGGACGGGATTGTATAAACCCAACCTTTTGCCTTCCTGCCCGTTGCATAATTCAGCCAATGGATTCATTATTTGCTCAAGTTCCCACACACAGAGCTTCGCATCATCTATTGATGGGGATTGGAGAGTAATTTTTGGTGGTTGTTCGGTTCGTTTTTTCTTTGAAGTTTTGGTTTTAGCACTTATCATTTTTCACCTGCTCATTTCGGACCGGCCCAGGCGGAAACGCGAGCAGGTGAGCCATAACGTCCCGCCGAGACCGTCCCGATACGAATATTCTACCTCAAAAAACCTATTCTGTCCATTATTAAGCTGCATCAGCTTGCTTGAGTTGCTTTGTTAGGGCAACAACTTCCTCGGTTGTCTTGTTGTTGCCGAGATAGTTCAATAAGTTGTCATAAGCCTCCTGGTCAGCATCTTCTTCTCGTTGTTTAGCCTCCATTTCTGGCAAGACTTTGGTAAGATACTGGTTAATAACCTTTCGCCTGAAACTCTTGCTGCAACCTTCAAATTGCTCATTCACCGCTTTAGCTCTGTAGGCGTAATGCTCATCTGCATCTGGAGGAATGGGCTTATCATCCCTTATAAGCTCCAATATCTCACGCTGAAAACTCGCTCGATAATATAGGCCAATATCCTCTCTCAATTTCTCCAAAACATAATCCACTTTGGCTTGCCCCGTCAGGCTGTCCCGGTGTCGGCGTTCCTCTTGCCTGGCCTTTTCGCGTTTCTCTTTTGCTTTCTGTACTACCACACTTAATTTAGTGATTTGCAGAAAATTATGAACCATACTGGGGCTTAGCATCCGGTCAACTTCCCAAAGCCCTTTCAGAAAAGTTGTCAAGGCTGCTTTTTCTTCAGGTTCGAGCAACGCAATTTCTTCGTTGAGGCTTTTGTCAGGCTCTTTAGGCTCTTTTGTCTTGGCTGCTGCGAGCTTCGGCAAACCAGGGGCGCATAAACCCGCTGTTGCTACGCCTGCTCCCCTAAGAAATGTTCTCCGCTCCGTTCTCTGTTCTTTGTCCTTCGGCTTCTCAACCTGGCTGGACACGCGCTCTTGTTCTGGTTGTTTGGTTTCTCTGTGTTCCATTACAAATCTCCTTGTAAAAAAGTGGGCGGGATTTAATGACGCCACAGAGCGGCGCACTCAGCGTTACCGACAGAGTTATCCCACCCGTTAATTTGGATTTGTTAAACTGATTTGATGCTCTGTGTTCCATACTTACCATTATCGGTTATCCTGCCAGTCTGTCAACAAAATAATAGCCAAGAAATAAAGTTTTTTTTGCTTGGTTATTTGGGGCTGAAATGCTATAATATTTTCGGAATGAGCAAATACCAAGAGTGGACAAATAAATTAGCGGTCGGACTTGCTTTCTTGGCGTTTGTTTGTCTTGGTTCGTTTCTCTGGGACATCAACGAAAACGCCAACGATGCAAAGATGGATAGTTTCTACGACGAGAACCCCGCACCAAGCTATTGTTGGATAGATGATATATATGCTGGGGTTAAGAAAACTAAGGTCGCCCACATATTAGGCTCTAATTGCGCCAAACAAATAATTCCAGGTGATATGGTCGTTTTTCTAAGCAGAGAAGAAGCCACAAGAGAGGGCTATAATCCTTGTAAGGTATGTGAGACAGATAAATCGGGTAGCCCAACTTTAGGAAAACTATAATGCACGAAGAAAACACATCGCAGAAAACACCCAAAAAGAGCCGGAAGTATATCGTGTTTCTGGTCGTCGGTGTCCTCGCAACAATCATCGCTAATTGTTTTGAGGTTAGGAATCCAAATATATACACCTTTGGCGGGCTGGTCGGAGTCATTCTACTCGAACCAATTATATACTTCATTATCCTTGGCCTCATCGCGTTGGCCGTGTCCACTGTAAGGCGCAATGTTAGAAAATACTTTTTCCCGATTTTCGCTTGGCTTTTTCTTTTAGCTGGCCTCTTTGATATGGGTATGAAGTCGTACAACGAGTTTATACTCAGGCCAAATCTTGACAAAAGCATTGAAGAATTGCATAGAAGCGGAAAGCTAAATGACCCGTAAAGACATCCAATTCATAGCCATTTGTGTCGGAGTAGCAGCTTTGGTAGTGATAGCTGCTCATTTGCTCTGGCCGCCGGCGAAAACCACACCTGAAGTCCAAATAAGCCGAGAGGATGTAGCAGAGTACGCCTATATCGCTTCGGTTAATAGTGAGGTTTTTCACCAACCAAACTGTAGATACGCTCAGAGAATAAAGTCGAAAAACCTTGCTGGCTTCAAATCGAGAGAAGAAGCGATAAACTCAGGCAGAAGGCCGTGCGAGGTCTGTAATCCATAGCTACCGAATTAGCTACGCTCTTGCTGCTCGGCTTGGTTGCGGTGGTTGAGAGGTATTGATTTTTTCAGGGCTTTGATTGTCATTGTTGATGATGTCCAAGCCTACGTACAACCTCACGAACAATCCACTCAGATTGAACTGCCGGATTTAATGTTACTCCAAGTATTCTCATACATCCAGCATTAGAGCATTTAAATGTTACTGATTCATAAGTTTGCCCATTATATATCGTATTGAATGTTTCAACAGTAGGTTGTAACATTTGGTTACAGTAGGGGCAATATCCAGTCATTTTATCTCCTTTCGAGCTAAACATTATTTGTTCTCTTTTTTCTCACTTATCGTCATTACTTTTATGGACCTTTAGAGTTATGTGGAGTTCAAAAAAACGGGCATAAATAGCCTAGTTTGATTCTTTTGAATGTTCAGCCGTATCTGATAACCTGTCGGATACCCCGCCCCGTAAGCCCTTGTGTTTCCGATAGTTGTGTATTTAACCCCCAGACTTGGTGTTATACTTGCCTTTTTTGGGCTATTTTTGCCTCGCTAATCTTCATATCACACTCTGCGTTGCGTATGAATTTGCAACCGTCATATCGTCCACATAAGAGTCCGAATCTCTTAGCTGCCCGAACCGCCGCATCTCAATTACAGAAAATGCCAGAGCCTCTATTGCCGGATATTCGCCGAGTTCGTACTTAGCCACTTCGCTATTGCTTGCTTCAACGTCCCTTATGTAATTTTTTATCGTGCTGTCTTTAAGAAATAGCTGGCGGGTATCTTCCTTCAAAAGATTTTGTAATTGAGCAAGAATGTACTGATAGAGATAATTCATTTCGAGCAGCGGTGTCGTACTAAGCGAAAACATCCGGCGTTGTTCTTGTGATTTTTTAGCAGGAAGCGTATTCTCAATGTTCATTTCTCGTATCGAGTAATCCGCTGCGTTATTAGTCCTGTCGCCAATCCACACTCTCGGCCTGTGATAGATATAATCGAATGTCCCACATTTTCTAACAAGCTCTCTTACGTCCCACGATTCGTATTCGTCAAGCAAGTAGATGTCGTGATTATCCAAATGTTCCTCTTTAACCATAACAACCACCACGACAAAGCCTGCACGCTTTCCAGGCCAGGACACACCACCATATACGGCCTTGCTTTGTACGAGTAATTCTGTGCGGCTAAATGTCTCACCTAATTTTGCCGTCTTTATATTCATTTTAGGATAAATCACTTTCTAAAAAATAACCCTTATGTTCAATCCCGTATATCGCATATCGCAAACAGTCAACGGTATGGTCATTGACTTTCAACGGCTCATCGGTCGGGTCTTTGCTTTCTGTGCCTTCGGCCCACTTATAGCCGGTCATTTCTTTGACTGTGTGAGTACAGTTCTTAAAGAGAAACAGCCTGGGTTTGCCATCATTCTGTACTTTCAAAGCCGCCTGAACAGCCTCAATGCCTAAGTGTACATTCTTTTTAGCTGGTATCGTTGTGATTCCAAGTTTCTCGAACTCCAACCTGTCCTGTGCATCGTGGTCAGCCCACGTTGTTTGGTACTTCTCGTTTCTGCTTATTTGCTTAATCCTCTCGGCGTGATATGCCAAAGTCTGTCGCGCTTGATAATGCTCGGCATAAACGTACCACCTGCGGTCTGAGTCTCTTGCCAGCCATAAGCACGCAAACGGAGTATTGCAACCCCAGTCAATCGCCCTGTATCTGGGCCAGTCCGCAGGTATATCAAAGGGCTTGATAACGTGAGTATCGCGTTTGAACGTCTTGTAAACAGCACCGGCAAAAGCTGCGAAATAACCCTTAATCCGAGTCTCTTGAACCTCCGCAGGCCATTGAGAAATCATAAAGTCAATTTCTTTGTCGTCAATGTAACCACCCCGACTCTTTCGGTTATCGTTCAAGTCGGCATAGAAAACATTATCGGTTTCAGGCAAGCCCTCAATTCTTTCCTCAAGCCACGCCTGCGGGATAATAGGTGTCAAACTTTGAGCAGAGAAACCGTTTTTATCCATTAGTCTCGCTTGGATTTCCTGCCATATCCCCTCAGCGTCGGACTTCGTTTGTTCATCCCCGTAGAAGGCGTCTATTGCCCGTCCTTCAAACGCCTTCCTTCCCTGCTCATACGCCTTGAACTCAATTCGATTGCCATTTACTAACCTTAACTCAGCGGGTATTTCAGCATTTTTATTATGCCAACTAAAAGAATGTATCTGTGAGCCTGGAAGATAGGACTTTATCTTCTCATTCCAAAGCAGCTTACCCACAAGAGGCCAGGAATTTGCCGCCGCCCATATCGTTGCGTTCTTCGGTGTCCTGCGATATGGATGGACGCTGAGAGCAAATGAACATAAATCAAAGCCGATATTAGATTCTGACTTACTGCTACGATTTCCGCCACAAAGCCAGCGATTCTTTGCCTGGCTCTTGTGAAATTCTTTCGGAATAGGCAAGGGCCGGTACAACAGAATTTTCTTACCAACATTTCGTATTTGTCTATTAGTCAGCATTATTTTTGAGCAATTCTTCTCTTATATCATCGCACTCATCATCAGATAAAACGTCCTCGTTTCCGATTATAATGTGCTCCACAACCTTACCTTCTTCACGGTCAAAGAGGTGCCGTGCAAATCGTTCTGACTCTGGCCCTCTACCCTTTTTCATATTCTTTGCAAGGTTCAAGGCGTACTGTCTCGCTTGGGTTAGTTCAGTACCGTCCAGCTTCTCAAGCTCAGCATCAGTCATATCCATATATTTGCATAGCCAAACCCAAAGATTCGTCTTGCGTTTGGGTGGGCCTTTGGGATTGCCAGACTCGCCAGGTTCAAACCTGTTGCCTAATTTATTTCCTTCAATAAAACGACCTGCGGCGTCTCTATCGGTTTGTTCGGCAGACGGTTGACTATTTTCGTTAGGTTTCTCAGTTATTTGCTCATCAGTCATAATTTCTTATAAATGTCCACTTTTTGCTAACGGTTTTGTTAGCGATTTAAGTAGATACGGCCTACGATACCCTTTCACCAAATTCGCTAAATTTTTTCGCGGTTTTTGACCCCGTGAACGCTGATTTTCAAACGCAAAAACGTCAGTCTTAACCGTTTCAAACATTATGCTTTTTCCAATAACGCTGTTGTCTCTTACGATGCGACTTTTGGATTCGGCGTTGTCCGCATTTTCGGCAGTATCTATGGTTCGGCTCTCGTTCATTTCCACAGTCATTACATCGCAAGCTAATTACCTTCGGCGGTTTTTCTTCTTTGCTCCGATGGTAGTATTCTCTCTTGCGTTGACATTCCCGCTCTGACGCACAAGCCGTGCAGAACTTATGCCCCGGCTGTACTTCCTTACCACAAGCACACCGCTCCGACTGTGTTTCAGGCTTGGCCTTCAGCAGTGTCGGTGATTTCCTAAAGCCGAAGGTATCGAACAAATCGAATCTATCGTTTTTGTTCTTGTGCCTGACAAAGTGAGACTCGCAGATTTTGTGGCCTGTCTGTTCTGTCAATGGTCGCCAACCCATATAGGCTTGCTCTTCACATAGTGGAATATCACACAATCCGTAAGCCATTACTTATTCCTCCCAGTTTCTCGTGAAAGTTGCCATTTTTTACACTCCTTTTCTTTTACTTAACCATAGTTCCTTTTTGCTTTTTGATAAATACATCAATTCCCGTTTTGACAGCCTCTCTCGACAATTGCCTGCCTCTCTCCGTCATTGATTGCATAAAGCCTTCCTCTGTTACGCCAAGGGCGAGCAGGGCATCGGCATATCTATTGCACTTATCAACGTCCTGCTGTTTAGCTGCATACCAGAAGCGGCTGTAATATTTACTTCTCACACCAGATAGACCCGCACTCATCGCCTTAACCGCATCGACATTATTTAATACGCAGGCTTGGACGATTTCCTCGACCAGTTTCTTTCTGTTTTTATCGAGAATATGACTTGCCTTTGTCAACTCAGCTCTCAAGCCGCCGCAGGCGATGTTAGCCCTAACGTCAAACAACTTCTCAAACGACCGGATAGCCTTCCACTGCGTCATACCCTTTCGACTCGGAAAGGCGAGGAAGGCATTGTTCCCGCTGAAAGCAAAAGGCACGAAATTTTCCATTAGACCTTTGAATCGGGCATATACTTCCTGATAAAGCTCCAAATCATCTCTCGCCCAGGGTTCGGCCCAATCGCTTCCCAAGTTATAACCTGTACTCTGCTCAAACGTACTCCTTGCCACAGGACTGAGCTTATAACCGAAGGCCAGCAGGGGGCTTGTAACCCACCGGACAAGCTCACGTCCGGCCTTTCCAATACTTATATACCGTCTGGCGTAATCTCCTCGCGCTTTCCAGTCTCTATTCCAAGGTAAGCTACGCCATATTCTTGTCCAGTCAATATCGAGCTTGTGTCCCTTCTCGTTGTCCCAAGGGGCTTTGCCGCTCATTGCGTAACTACCGGCTATTGTGAAGCCGGCGACTGCCGAGAGATACCAGAACCAGTGGTGGCGTCCGATTTTTCGCATAAATGCTCGCCTCGCTGTGTTGCCACCGCCAATACCTAAAGGCCAGCGAGCCGTTTTAATCTGGCTCCACGTCCAGTCAAGACTCATCATAAGCTGCGTCCAGAACTGTCTGGTCTTGGGTTTGCGGAAAACCGTATTGAGCCATTCCTGGCCCCCGTAATTGTCGTTGATATATTCGACCGCTATCTCTTTGATATCTTTAATCGGAAGGTCGCTGTACTTTGCACCATCGGCTACGATTTTATAGTAACTAACGAGTTTCGCCCTTTGAACATTATCCCACAAAACCTCCTGATGGAATGAGTAGGCTTCCTGTGCGGCTTTCACAGGGACATAGGCAGCAGCGTAAACTCCGGTTAGCGGCGTGGTCGGTTCCCTCTGCGTCAACCCCTCAAGATAGTCCGCTGCTCGCTTTAACATCCTCTCCATCAGGTTGATACCCTCAGTAGATATGTAGCCTCTCTGTCCGCCGTGGGCCATATAATCGTCCATAAACTCAGGACATTTTTCAAGCTGCTTGCCAGCTTTCAATACGCCGATATGTGCAGGCAGAAAACCCCATAGTTTTGGTTTCTTTCCAAACGCTTGTGCTCGTTTACCATAGTAACCACCGACAAAAGGCAATGCTCTTGGCCCCAAAGAACCACAGGCACTAAAGAACTCAGCCTGATGATGAAACAAGCTAAAGAGGGTCAACTGAAACGCTTTCCACGTTGCGTTCAGGGCTTCGATAACTCGCACGGGAGTATTAAAAACCTTTCGTCCGAACATAGCGTCAATGAACGGCTTAACTCGCGGGTCAACAGCTACTCTGCCCTGAAACAAAAGAACACCCCTGTTTGGCAGAGGCACTGCGTAAGTTTGACGAATAGGCCAGTAATCAACAGTTGGCCAGTAGGGATAATCCTGCGGCTTCTGCAAGATACTAACACCATCATCGTTTGTAATGTTTGGCAGGATTCTCAAGAACGCCTTGTTCGTCATCACCCGATAGTTTATGCCTGCCCACAACCTCAGACCATCACTCAAGGTCTTGGCCCTGGGCTTCAAACCTATCTCGACCGCTTTTGCCAAATCGGGCAGGACTCTTTTTTTTACCTGCGGAGAACGCTTAGCCCATCTTGCAATAGCAACTTTGTACTTCGTGGTCAGCGGCGTTTGGTAAGCGTGTATGAAATAATCCTCGATGAACTTGATATACTCAGCAATGTCAGCACCGCGAAGATATTTGTTTACCGTCTGTCGTGCTTCCTCTTGGTATGCTCGGAAAAGATTTATAGCCTTGCGTTCATTGGCAGTTAGTCCTTCTTTGAGTATCTCTTGAAGGGT